CGGCATCCTTGCCGGGCTCGGTCTTTGTGCCGTCGACCAGACAGCGCCAGTGCCCGTTGTTCCAATATACGTCGTCGTTGCGGTTGTATGTTTCCGTGGCGCTCCACACTCCGCGGTCTATGATCGTGGGCACCTCTTCGCCGCCAGGCGTGAATTGCTGGATGACGCCCGACATATAGATGTTGTTCAGGTATGCCGAATATCCCGTCATGTTTATCCCGAATACGGACAGGTTTGACAGGTCGCCATATTGCGCGGCGATATTGGACGCAGTGAACTCCCAATCGGAAACTCCCGTTAAATAACGCTGGTATGTCCGGGTTTCGTAGCGGGAGGTCTGCCGATCCTCATTCGAGAAGGAGCCATAGCCCACGAAGGTCATCGCCGCCGCCGGATGATATTGGGTGGGGTAAGCTCCCGATACCGGGCGTAGTTGATACTTGAATGTCTTGTAAGTTGTAGTGTCCAGCTCCTCGGTGATGCGGAAATAGCAGGTGGCGAACCCGGCAAAGCGCCTGTTGCCACGTCCGTCGTCATAATCCGCGGTTGCATTCTCCGAAGTGTTCAAATTGTGGAAGATGCCCATGCATATATCCCCGACCCGAGGACTTCCGATTTCGCCTTCTTCGAGCTTGAGGGTGATGGTTTGGGCCGTGGTGTCGACGCTTTCGATGATCCCGGCACTTGGAGCATACCACGTATCGCCCATGGATATTTCGACACGGTTGTAGCGGAGTTCCGGCACCTCCAGGAATCCCCGAAGTTTCAGGCTCTGCATCTCTGCGTTCCCTTTCTTGTCAATCATGCCGCCCAAGCCTGTCATCCCGGATGCGAAGTTCCCGAACAGGGCACCGTCGTCAAAGGTCATTTTACCTTTGAATGTGTCCGGGAACTGTTTGCTGGCGAATTCCCATAGCGCACGCTTGGCGGAATAGGCATTGTAGTCTGCGGCGGCAGTGGAATCGTAGCGGGTGATAAGATAAATTGAAGCTCCCGATTCGGTAACGCCTATGCGCTGTGCGTACAGGTTTGCCTTCACCTCCGATTCAATGTTGCCGATACGGGAATATGCCGTATTGTCGCCTACCGTATATGTGGCGATATACTCATTATAGAGTTTCTTTTCGTATCCCTGGATGCGTGATAAGCGGCCGCTTTCTCCGAAGCGTGGATCCACAAGGCGAACCGCCTGTCCTGCATCGTAATTCTTTTTGTTTTCCTGACAGTATACGGGATTGGTTTCGCAGTCGTATACGTCCGTGTCGCTGCTGTGTTTCGCGGCATATGATTCTCCGGCCTTCAGAAGCTCCTTTTCAGCCTCCTCGATCCTTTCTTTAGGTAGTTTTACGCCCGTGATGACAAACGTATCTCCAGGCTCGGGATGCAGGCTTTCGTTGGGGATGATAAGCTGGCTTTCACCGGATGTCTCTACTTGCGCGATGATCTCGAACTTCTTGTCGAATCCATCCTCGGGTTTCCACGTCTCCGGTTTGTAGTTTATACTTAGCTCAAAATCCCGTCCCATAAGACTGCCGCTCGTAAAAGTTGCGCCCAGGGTTTCGCCTTCGATCATGTCCGAAGGCAGGAACGGCGTGTCTTTGCAGTACATGACATACGCCTTATCTGTTTGCCCTTCGATGATCTCCCGGTCTACGGTCTCAATGCTGGTGACCGTCTCCGTATTCTTGGGGTATATGTCATCGAAGAACACGACCTGCTCTACAATGTCGCTTCCCGAAATACCGGGTATTGCGTCGATATACCGCTGTCCGTCCGGCAGGCGAAGCCGAATTTCAGATACATGATTCGTTTCACCTCCTTGCGGAGCTTGCCCATAGTCGCTTGTGAGATTGCGAGTAGAGCCAAAGACGTAGAACCGGGTGCCGTAGCTCGAATCATCCCCTTTCTTTGCGGGAATGTTTTTCACTACATTCCCCTGTCTGAACTCTTCGGGAGATCCGAAGTCCAGTTTGCCAAAGCATAACGATACGAGGTCGCCGTTTTCCTCTGTCCACCATTCCGTCTCAAAGGTCTCGGCAATCGTATTGAGGATGTCCCAGCACTTATCGCCATTGAACGATACAAGCTTCGTAGCTTTAGGATTGTCAACGGTGATTGTGCCTACCTGCCAGTTTTCGCCTCCGAGCTGCTTGTTCATGTTGGCGACGATCAACGCCGCGAAGGATTCGAGGTCTGTGGTGTTGTGAAATACGGCTTCGGGATTGTCCCCACCCAGCCAGAAGCACACGAAACGCTTCATGTGGTTTTGCTGAGCCTCGAATTTGAGAGTGTATTTATAGCCGCCGGTCTTGTTGTCGAACTCCGGGCGCACCGTGGACATAATCTCGAACTTGCGGCCTTTATATGTGATGTAGGAACCACGAGCAAATGTCGTTGGTTCAAGGAGATTAAAGGGCAGCTCGATATAGTAGTCTCCCATGAGGACATATTTGATGATAGCCTCTTTGGTGACTGGCGCGTCCAATATTTCTGTTCCTGTCGGAGAGTAAATAATCATTTGCATCAAGGGCTCGGCGATTCCTCAAGCCTCTGTGCAAATGTGTGACTGTGCATTTTAATAACAATGGGGAGCTGTAAAAATATCAATAAAAAAGCAGGGATTTCTCCCTGCTTTAGTCATAATACAATGGCAGTATTAAATTACGTATGATTTTTACGGTTTTAACCATGTGCTCTGAGGCTTAACAATTAATCGGGCATTATTATAAGCCATTTTAAGCGTCAGACATGTGCGTGCGGTATATGTGTTATTTTCAATTTTATGTACAACCAATGCTAAATCAGGATTGGGGGAGTTGGGTGTTAAACATAGTGGCAACAATAGTTGAATCCTATTGCCATAGAATTGGGGCACCGCAGTTTTATAGTTCGTTCTCACTTTTTTACGAGCTTCATCAATAGCCCCTTCCAACCGGCGACGAATTTCAGCATCACCACTCCCTTGCATAGCAGCTGGGAAACGACTTAGGTTATCTTGGATGATATGATCTATATCAGGAATAAGTTCGCAGTTGGGATTAAAAAGCAAGTCTTCGGGTTTTTGAAAAAAATCTGCTATCTTGGGCAAAGATGATTTAAATGTTCGCAATAATGCACCATCGCTTTTTTTGCAAAAACATTTAAAAACATAGGGCGGAACTCCTTCACCTTGATTTTTATTTTTGAAGAAGAAGGCAAATATTTCTTCCAGGTTTTTAGTGACAAGCCCAGTATTGAAGCAGCAATACTCGTTATTGGCTGTAAAGCAGATTTTGTTTTCTGCTCTCAATTTTCGGAAGATGTGTTCTAAATAATTTTTCAGTATAGAGTGACTTTTTCTCTTGTCATCTGAAAAGTCCCACTCCTCTGGGTCGGCAAGATTTGTAGCCAAATCATCAATGCAACTTTGATATTTTGGGAAAATGGAGAATTTAAAAAGCTCTTGCTGGAAAAATTTATTTGCAGCCATAAATTTAGTGTAGTTAGTAGCTAAAAAAATTGAGCCCTAAAATAACTATTTAGGGCTCTATACAGTTGTTTTCATTTACACATTATACGGATAGACCCGTACGTCTATATCTTATTCGTGCTGCAAATATAATGCACGTATTAGCAAAATGCAAATTTTTCTCTGACTTTTTTACCCTCCTACACTACACCGTTAGGATGTAGTTAACTACACTTTGTAGTGAGGTTGGAAGGAAGGGAATAAAAACGCCCCGCATTTCTGCGAGGCGCCCCCAACGTGGTGTGGAAATAGTGGTATACGGGGGTTACTTTATCGGTGCCATCTTCTTTGGCGTTTGGACTACTTCGAATTGTCTTGCGAGGAAATCCAACCCTTTCTGCGTCACGAGGACTTTTATAACCGTGAACGATTCGTGGTTGTTGCGGTCTATTAACTTCTCCTTTAACTCGAAATAACCCCGGTTAATATACTCTTGCTTAGGCTCATTGCGATTGCAGAAGAATATACCGCGTTCACGGAGCCGTTGAAAGAGCGTGTTGCGGCCGAAGGGAAGGTTCAAAATCTTTGCCGCCTGCCCGACGTCGATCTTCTGGTCTGTGTCCAGTACTTTATCCATTAGTTCGGCTTTCGGGGCGAGCGCTGCGACCTGCTTGTGTGCCTGCTCCAACTGTTGCTTCTGGCGGGCTATAGTGTCATTGGCTACCAGCACGGCACGTGCCATTATCATTTCGGGCGTGTCCGTCTCTTTGGCCGACATGTATCCGCCAGTCTTGCGGATCGTGGGGAGAACTTCATCGCACACCCAGTCCTGGAACTGTTCGGCCTGCGGGAGCTTCGACCGCATGACAAGACGGTAAACGTCGGATTCGGGGATGTATTTTACATCCTGCATAACAGGTGTACCATATTGGTTTTGAACGGGGGTCACTAAAACAGTGACACCCTTACAATGCGTGGATATAGCATTTGCTGGTTTTGCATAGCCCAGTGATCTTGCTACATCATTCGCAAGAAACATCGGCTTATTTTCGTCGGACATAATAATACGTACGCGCCCGAACTGTTCATTATTGAAGATTTGTATATTGTTCATAGTTGTTGGTCTATTTACATTGTGCGACATTCATCCCGCGGCCCATCTTGACCAGAATAAACGGGTCGATCTCTTTGATTTTGTTGCGGGGTGATTTTTCAGCGCCCAGCAATTCAAGATAGTAACCTTGTAGTTTGATATAGGCGTCCATTAGGTTGGAATAGCGCTCTTCGGCTTTGAAGTAGGCGCTTTCGAAATCTTGCGCTTTTCGCTCGGCTTCGATGCAGCGAGTTTGATAATCCGTTTCCGGAAGCGATTGTTTTTTCATTGGTGATAGACATTTAATTTAAATGCAACAAAAAACAGCAGTGTTGCTACCTGCTGTCTATCACCACAAAGGCTGCCGCCTCATTACAAGAACGGCACAGGGCATCACTGCTGTAAATTATAGTACGGGCATAAAAAATGCCGAATAAATCGGCCGCTTTCGCGCCCTTGTGGTATGATAGACAATACAAATATATATAATTATTTTTGAATTACAAGGGCTTTTGCACTATTTTTTATATCAGGAGTAAATTTTACTTTCAAAATTTGGCGGGGGGGGGAATTTTATAATTTTGCGGCACTAACCAATACAATTAGAAATATGAAAAAGTTTTTACTCTTATGTATAGCCATTGCCTCGATGGCTTTTATTGCTTGTTCTAAAGATAAAGAGAATAATAACCTACCTTCTAAAGTCGAAAAAGACATCCTACAAGTCCTTGATGGTAAGTTTGTCGGATCACTATATAGTCCTGTTACTAATACTACTGAAACAGAAGAAATAACATTTACTCCATATTCGTCAGCCCAAGAAAAAGTGTCTGTAATTGATGGTCGAATTGTTGTTTATGGGACAGCTCATCTTGTTGAATATTTTAATGACCATTTACTTGAAATAAAGGAAAACTGCTATTACTCCGTTAGTGTAAATAATAGTGATGCTATTATTTCGTTTTACTCCTATTCAGAAAGTGGCGAGATTAATGGAAGAGAAGATAAACGTATAATATCCATAGAATCAGATAATTCATTTAAAATGCGAAAGTATGGGTTAACTGAAAATAACGACAAGACTTTTATCAAAAAATAAGTTGCTAAAACATTATTTTTGGCGAATTCGCCAAAATTTAAAATAAGCCGAGGCAAATGCCTCGGTTTTTTATTTGTGCCATCCAACGCAACGCATAAATTTACTATCTTTGTGACGCGACGATACCCAGCAAGAATTAACGGCGGCTAAATATTTGGAACCGAGAGATAAAGACATGGAACTACAACCTATACAAAGCAAGATATATGAGATACGGGGGCAGCGGGTGATGCTGGACTTCGATTTGGCGGAACTCTATCAAGTGGAGACAAAACGACTGAAAGAAGCCGTAAGGCGCAATATCGAGCGTTTCGAGGGCGACGATTTCATGTTCGAACTCTCGGAAAAAGAATATGAGATTTTGAGGACGCAAATTGCGACCTCAAGTCTAACATCACAAAATGCGTCCTCAAATTGGGGTGGCCGTCGCTATATGCCATTCGCCTTTTCTGAAATGGGAGTGGCTATGCTTTCGAGTGTCTTGCGTAGCGATACAGCGATACGGGTAAATAGGGCAATTATGCGGGCTTTCGTGGCAATGCGACAGATGCTTACAAATCCTCCCGTGGATCGGGTGGCAGAACTTCAAGGAGAAGTATTGAAACTCAAAGAGTACGTAGAAGAAGTATTCAAAGACCAAAATGACATTAACGAAGATACTCGGATGCAACTCGAGTTGGTTAGTGAAACTTTGGCGGAACTTCAAGCCGGGAATAAAGCCACGGAACCAAGGCGGACTGCCGGATATCACCCCAGTTATATGCAGCAGCCATAGGTTGTGAAGTTGGGGACTTCTTTGATAACTCTGGTGATTTCGTCGCCTTTGTGCGTCGTCAGAGGGAAACATTCACATTCGACAGTGAGAAAGCGCTGATCGACTATGTGGAGGAGTTGAAAGAAAATGTAAGTAAATTAGAAGTAAAATAAATATTGAAATAAATGGACAGGTTATTAAAGTCAATTTACGGATCGGATAAGACACCTCTAAAATTAGGTGATCTTGAAATACCATGTTATGTATTAGAGGACGGAACACGTGTATTTTCCGGACGCGGTGTTCAGAAGGCAATAGGGTATGACAGCAAAAGCGGACAGTGGATGAAGAGTTTTTGCAATATAAAAGGACTATCTCCATATTTTTATGCCGGGGATCAAAGTATAGCAGAGCGCCTTTCTAATCCTATAAAGTTCAAACGCGTCGATGCAGGTGGCTCGCAATCAGATACTAACGGATATGAAGTAACTTTGCTTGTCGATATTTGTTCTATCATAATAGATGCAAATCGTGCCGGCGATTTCGATGATACGAAGATCGTTCGCAATGCGGATATCATTATTCGCTCCGTTGCAAAAGTCGGTATTATAGCCCTCGTTGACGAGGTAACCGGATACCAACAGGATAAGAATAGGGCGAAAGATGAACTTCAAAAGTTCTTAGCACAATTTATTTCGGACGAGGCAAGCCGTTGGGTAAAAACTTTTAACGATTCATTCTTTGAAATGATATATAGGATGCACGGATGGAGTTGGACGTTAACACATAGGCGGCCTGGCGTTGTTGGTAAATGGATTAACGATATTGTCTATGAACGTTTGGCTCCAGTGATATTAACCGAACTTCAAAAAGTCAACCCGAAAACAGACAAAGGAACGCGAAAAGACCGTCATCACCAGCATTTAACCGAAGATGTGGGCCGCCCGAAACTGAAAGAGCATTTAGCGGCTGTTGAAGCATTGGGACGGGCATCGGGGTATAATTGGGCTAAATTTATGCAAATGCTTAACGCCGCATTTCCGAAACAATACCAACAGTTAGATTTGCTTTTTCCGGATGATGTAAGGGTTGAGAATGGCGAATAGATGCAAAGTCGTAAATACAAAGACGAGGGGTGGTGAAAATCACTCCTCGCTTTTTTGGATATTCCAATTTGAAATTGTAAATTTGATTTACTAACTCACTAAAATTTATTGTATGAAGAAGTATTTACTACTGTTATTATTCGCTGTTTTATGCGCTTATGCCAAAGCACAAAACTCGCCGCGATACCAAGGCGAGGTGAACATTGGTTATGGTTTCGGGATGGGTGATTATCAAATGGATAGATTTTATATTGAAACTATACATGGTGCCCGAATTATTCCTAATCTTTTTTTAGGTGCAGGCGCTGGATTGGCATTATTAGATAATGGGCACGCAACAATTCCCGTATTTGCAGATATAAAAGGATACCTAACTAAAAGCAAAATAGCACCGTATATATTTGCTAATCTCGGATATGGTTTTGGCGATGAAAAAGGATTTTATGGAGCCGGCGGTTTGGGTGTTGATTTTTCTGTGGCCCCGACATTAGGTGTTTTTATAAATATCGGGTATCAATCTTTGGGTATCGCCGACAATATCCAAGAAAACGGCACTTACGGCCCATCTAATATGGGCGCATTCTTAATACAAGCGGGATTTAGATTTTAATATTTTATTTGGTTTGATTGTCCCCGAATTCGGAGACTTATGTGGTTAAATTTGTTATAATAGTGCTATATGAAGAAAATTTGGTTCTCCTTGTTAGTTGTATTAGCAACAACCGTTGTTGCTCAGGATAGGATAGATGAGAAACCTACATCACTAACATATAAATCGAAGGAAATAAGATATGCTTTATTTTGGGAGCGTAATCCTAAAAAAGGGAAATGGGAGAGTAGAATAAACACAGATCGCCCATATTATGGAGAAGGGAAATTTAGCTCAAATTTTAATTCAATATTTTTCGGCAAAATTGATAGTTTAACATTTTTATTTATCGATTATTGGGATGGACGATTTAAATATCCCAATTTGAAATTAGAATGGACTTATTATAAGTCGCTAAAATCTGCATTAATTACGGATTCAGATTATGAGGCGATGAAGAATATACAATATGGAGAAACACTTAAAATATTTTCTAAATTTACGGATTATGCATTTAAAGGAGATGTAGGATATTCATTCTCAGTATTTTTAGATGATATAAAGCGTAGTTATTCATCTTTTATAAAAGATATTGAACAAGGATATGAGTTGTACCTTACGAGCCTAATTATGACTATAAAACGAGTTAAAAGTGAGGGTAAAGACGTGGTTAGATTTCGGGTATATCCCGATGCCAACTATAAACTGATTGATTCATGTTATTTTGAAATCCCATATAATGATTTTCAAGTTCTATTTAAATCTGATTCTCGCCTTAGATATAAGTAAAAATAGGGGTTCATCGGGGTGTAACACTTTTATCTTTATAACACAATAACAGTTCCATCCTTATTTACCGAATACTCCCCGCTGATATTTACGATATTCAGCACGGCGTAGTCTTTTGCATTGATCTGGGCTCGTGCGCCGTGCATCAATATGATTGTATGTGTGAATTTAGCCCCGGAAGCCTCGATAGTGGCCTTCGTATCACCGACCAGGCATACATATTCTTTGCCCTTTAGCGTGATGTCGCCAGCGTCGACATATACTTCCAATCCTTGAAGATTGCTTCGGTTTTCCCTGAACACTTCGATCGAGGGGAAGTTGTGGTCTTGGCAGAACTCGATCCCTTGTGGGGTAAACATCAGTTTGATTAGCTCGGGGAAGTCTTGGACGCGGTTTATCTTTTTACAAGCGCCCGTTTGTAGTGCCATCGCCCGTATGGCATCTACACTCTTATTGTGTTGGGTTGTCATATATTTTCTGTTTCTGCGACCCTGTTTGCCGGGTTGGGTTCATTGAATTTTACTGTCAGTCGTGAGGTGGTAAGGTCTGCGGACATCATGTAGCTGCCGGAATTGCCCATGTAGGTCAAATGGTAAATATCCGCAGATATTGAAGGGACGCTGATGTCCATTTTGCCTCTTTTTAGTAGTTCTATAAAACTGTTGTAGTTCGCCGTGTGCTCTGCGAGCGTGTCACCGAAGATCACGAATGTTAGCGTCAGATCGCGGGCGGCAACTTTCGGTTCTTCGGGGTAAATTACCTGCTTGCCATTCTTTTTGGGGTCATCATTCTCTACAAAATCTTTGAGGCTTGCCGGCGTTCTCAGACTTGCAATGAAACCCGATCCCATTGTGATACCCATTGCATAGGCATCGTAGCCGTTTATGAGTAAATCCCTTTTCATTTTCTTTCGTTTAATGCTTTGACTAAATAAGATTGTGCGGTGTCCAGGACATCGTAGCCTTTTGAGCTGACGAAAGAAGCGTAAAACATGCCATCGGCAAATACAATGCTGGTTCCCGACTTGTTGACTTCATCGAGCCACTTTTTGATCGCTTCGGCAGCTTCATCACCGTAATTCATTCCGCTTATATACCGCCGCTTCTCCTTGCCGTCGTAGGTTACAACATATCCGAGGGAGCTGCGAAGGTTCCATGTATGGTTCCGATAATTGGCTTCGACCTGTTGGAGTTTTACGGCCTCTCGCGCCTTCTCATCCATGAAATCCACGACCTCACCTTGAATGCCGTCGATGAACTTGCTTAGGTCTGATATGTCTTTTTCAATCTTCATGGTTACAATTCACTCGTGTTACGTTTAATCGCCGCAATATCTTCTTGGATGCCTTGTAAGGCAACTCTCATGGCTGCTGTATTGCCGTTTATTTCCACAATTTCCATGTAGGTCATCACAGCATATCGGAGCAGCTCATTATTTACCTGTACGCTTGCGTACATGGCTGTTTCAATATTGGCCATAGACGTTAAAAGACCGATTATTGATTGCGTCTGCGCCATTACATAGCCGCGGATGTCGGTTACTTTGCCTTGGATGTCGGTGAAGCGGCCGTTCAGTTCATCTCCGGTATCTTGGGACATAGCCTGAAAACCTCGGGAAGTTGCTTGTTGACTTGATACTCCTGTCAATCCCATTAAATCCTTAATTTCGTCTGGCAATATATCTATTCCCTCTTTTAATTTAGTCACCAAGCCGTTAAGCCCTTCGGCAAACCCCGGCAAACTATTTATTACAGCCTCAATTCCTTGAAATTCTCCATCTTTAAACCATTCACTTTTTAGTTCATCAAGCATAGCGCCTATTGGCTCTTCAAGAAGGCTGGTAATGAGCATTCGTTTAACGATATCGGCGACGATTTCGTCTACCTTTTCACCCCAGGCCTTAGCGGCGTCCTCACCTTCTAAAAACGCTTCTATGAAGGCATCGCCAAGCTCTTTTGCAATATCTTCTGCCGTGCCGCCGATAATAGTTTCTACAACCTCATTTATTACTTCAGCAGCTTCTTCTCCAAGTTCTTGAATTTGACGTTCCCATTCTTTTATCTTTGATTTGTCCGGTTTTTTCTTGTCGTTCTCTGCATTAATCTGCTTTTGAAGCAACAACTGCTGTTCTGCAAGATTGTTAAGTTTATCTCGGGTATCACTAAACTTATTTTCCCCCAGAAGATTGCTGTCTGTATATTTAAGGTTTGAATAGGCATCTGCTATACTTTTGATTGCCTTTTCTTCTATTTTAGCCGCGTTGATTCGCTTAACGATGGCTTCCCCAAAGGGGCTTAGTTTTCCGTATGCGCTCAATATCGCTTTCGTCGCATCATTATAAGCGTCTTTTACCTTCTGAATAGCATTAAAAGAATTTTCTTGGAGCCGAATTGCATTGGCATTATCCAATTCCCATTGCAGTTGCTCAATTCTACCTTGCAGTCGGTCTATTTCCGCTTGTTTTTCATCATCATTATTAAATAGGCTGGCTATTTTAGTTGCTATTGTCAATACCGCTTGAATGATAGCAAGAATAACGGATGCTCGCTCAACAGCTTTGATCGCACTGGCGGCGGTTGTTGATGTCGTTGTAATAGCTGCCGCCGACGATTCAGTAAGAGTGACAATGCTGCTAATCATACTGGCTGCATTAGTTGCAATTTCGCCCGCCGCACTAATGACTTCGCCAGTAGTGCCCCCAACGGCATCACCAATACCCTCGAATCCATCTGCAATATCACCGAGTGTCCTCTCTAATCGCTGCCATTTCTTGATCGCATTATCTTTGGGGGCTAATTTTGTACTCGAAGCAGCTTTATCTACTGCATTAATTTTTGCTTGCGTCTGATTGATCTCACCGCGCAATTTCTGTCCTTGGGCACTATCTGATGAATCGAGGGCATTATATTCGGATTCAAGCGTTTGCATCGATGCCTCCAGCTCTGCTTTCAGGGCGGATAATTCATCCTTGGTCTTGCCTGTCAATTCTCGTACCCATTGCCCGGCTTGTACTTCAATTTCTGCTACGGCAGCATCTCGTTCGGCTTCAAGTGCCTTCCGCTCTCCAATGCTGCCAGCATTTTCGATCTTGCGGTCGTAAATGTCTTTTGTAGCTTGCAATTTTTCCCGGAAGGTTCCGTACTCTTTCAAATACTCATTCCAAGACTGTATATTCTTATTGATTGTAGATGCCAACCCTTCGGGGCTTATCGAAATAGAAGAAACGCTTGCCCGTTCTTCAGTACGCTGGGCATTATTGGCATCGTTCAAGGCTTTTATTTGGGCTTGCTGCCCCTTGGTCAATTCCCCACCTTGCAACTCCCTGATGCGCTCCTCTGCCTCCTGTATGGCACGGGCGCGTTTCTGGTAGTCAAGGTCGATTTGGGCGAGTTTCCTGGCCGTGCCCTCCTTCATGGAATCTACCTCCGCTTGCAATGCATCGTCCCGGAGCTTTTGCAGTTGCTTGTCGAGTTCCTTTAGGTTGCGCTCTTGATCGGATGCGGCTTTTTCTGCTGCGCTTTTGGCCTCTTGGCGGGCTTTTTTCCATTCTGCGTTAAGTTCGGCGGGGGTTTTCCCTACAAATAATTTTTCTGCAACAGGAACCAACTGGGCATTTGTTTTATCTACCGAGTTGACATATTCTCTTACATTGGAATCATATTCTTTTTCAATTTTATCCCACAGGTCTTTACCCCCGGACAGTTTTTGCAATTCAGTTTTTAGATTGTCGGTAGCTTCCCATACACTTTCTTTGGCGGCATTGAAATATCTCAATCCTGCTCCAAGTTGTTCTTTGCTTATCTCTCCAGTCTTGTATTTTTTTAATAGTTTTTGCTGATTATTCCATGCATCTTCATAATCTTTATAGGCACTTACATAGTCTATATACGCATTGCCAGTTGCTTCAAGCAGATTTATATTTTCTTGATTTTCGGTAATAATTTTTTCTGCTGCTTTCGCCTTTGCGACCTCGATAATTGCGTCGCGCAGGTTTTCATAAGCACCGACAGCATTCCCGACCATAACCTGTTCCGCAGCCATATTGCCGAAGTAAGCGGGGTATATGTCTTGCAGTTTTTTGACCGCTTCGGCTCTTTCTTCATAGGGCCTGGAAAGGTCTGTCGCAGCCCTATACAGCAGGTTCAATTTGGTTAATTCGGATTGAGCCGACACCGAACCTTGAGCCATAGCGGAATTAAAGCGTTCGAGTGCAGCGGCAGAGGCGTCTATCGTCGTTTTACCTTTGAACAGCGACGCTACCCAGTTGGTTATCTCCTTGCCGTAAAGGGTAAGCACGGTTACGCCGGCCACAAGCAGGGTTTGCCAGGAGAAGATCGACGATGCAATCTGTTTCCATACGGGCGTGAAGGTTTGCCCGGCTTTCTTCAATTCATCAACCGATTTCTTCGCCCGTGCTATTTCATCGGCCAGCATCGGCAGGTTGTTGGATATGGCGGAAAAGAATATTTGCGGGCCATATGCCAGCGACGGCAACTCGCGGGCAACTTGCTGAATTTGGAATCCCAGCATATTGAATCCAGAGGCGTAATTGCCGACATTGCGAGTATGGACGCCCATTGACGCATCCAGTTCTTTAACTTTTGCGTCAAGGCCTTCTATATTTTTAAGTAGGTTTTGTCCCCAGTTGCTACCGCGTTCGCTTTCATTCAGAGAGCGGTAGATAGTCCGCATTCTGCCCAGAGCCTGCGACACCTCGTCAATAGACCCTCTGGCAACCTGCTCTAATTTGATTTGGTTGGCGAGTTCTTGTCTTGCGCGGGATAGGGCTTGCTTATACTCTTCAATCGAAACGGAGGCATTAAGACGGCTTGCTTTTTGGTCTTGAGTGAGTTTTATGCCGCTGCTTTCTGTTTTGTTAAGATCGATGATTTTTGATTTAAGCCGTTTTATCTGCGCTTCGTATTGGGATATTAATGCGACATTCTCCCGTTTTGAGGCATTGACTGCTCTAAGCTCTTCAATAAGTTCATGATATGCCGCAGTTTCGGCCTGGGTAGCCGCTGTTCCTGGCGTAGAGCTGCCGCCAGCAGTTCCAGTCGTGGCCGAGGCAGTAGCCTTGGACGCCGCATCCATTGCCTGCTGCTCCATCTGGGCGATCTTGCGCATTGTCTGCTCGACACGCGCCTCCATCTCGCCAATTTTACGGTTTATGACGTCGAATTCCTTTGTACTGTCCGGGATTTCGGCCAGTACCTGCCGCAACCGCTCAAGCATGGTAATAAAACTCTTGAGTTTATCGGTTTCCGCGTTTATTTTGAATGATAATGCGCTCATTGCTGCTCTTTATTGCCTCTTTTCTTATTGTTTCTTCTCCGGGCCATATCGGCGCCCGATCCCCGCACTATTTTTTCCTCGTCCCCTACGAGCGTGCGCACCTTGTCGGTCATCATGAGTAGCATGGTAGGGTAGTTTATGCCTTGGAAGGCTTCGTTGTAGGAGATGTTCAATTGATCCATCATCGTTGCAATAATGCCCGTTATCGTATTATTCCCGACGGTTTCAGACACTGTTTTCCGGCGTGTTTTGTCGATCTTCACCGAATCGAACAAGTCTTTGCCCGATACGATGTCGGCTATTTTCATGGTCGCGGCGGAAATCTCTTCACAGGTGGCATACCGCTTGGCGTACCACAGGAATAGTTTTTGGCACCATGAGCGCCGAAAAAGCAGCTTGGATATTGTTTCCATGGAATATTTTTGCCTTCCAGAGATTGAAACGTCTATTTTCCCTCCGGCGAATGCCCTTGCCAAATCCTTCACGAACGGTTGGTATACCCGGAATTTCAGCACCCCGAGCTTTACCGACGCATGATGCGTATTCAGCAATGACCTGGCGACAATATCCGCCGATTTACTCATGGTCTTTGGATATTGTTGCGGACAATCCCTCCATTACGGCTGCAACCGAGGCAATATCCTCAAGGGGTATCATCAGCAGTATTTTCTGATAACAGTCGAACAACTCGTTGAATGTGCCCCGCTTCATGAATCTGCGGCGTAAAAACCACACCCTGACACCCGCGAATATGTTGCGGCTGCCGACAACCGCCAAGGCTATACTATGCGCCATCGCCGATATACATGCCTTACTCTCGTCCGGATCTTTGTTGACATCCCGCGCCGTCATGATGCGCGTTGCCGTCATGGGGGACATCTTGTATACAGTGTATCCCTTCGATGCTATGCGGATACTGATAAACTCCAATTTCATAAGATTGATTTTAAGAAATAGGGGTGAGGGGCACACGCCTCCCACCCCTGGACTGCTGATGGCTTGGAGGTTTTTATTCGACGTCCACCTCCGAAGAATCGAACCAATATTCCGACGAGACCGCCGTGTTGTCTGGTTCCAGGGCAGCAGCTGCTACACCGATACCTACGGCTCCCTCATTATTGGTGTTACGGGCGATAACCGAGGCCTTCGGAAAGACGCAATACTGGTTGTCTTCCGTCAGGGCGATCATGCATTTTTCAATGCGCGTGACGCCTCGCGCACGTTTCCATGACGTCTCCGACCCCGTGCCGCCCATGAAAGCCGCCTTGGTTTCATAGTCGTATTGCCCGATGGTAAACGACATCTGAATGTTACCCATTTCGGTGTCTTGGCGATATACGCCATTGGTGAGTTGATTCCTGTACTCCGTCGTAGACGGCTCCTCCTCTTCGATGCTCCATGTGTCTTGGTGGATGTTCTCCACCTGTTTCGTGCTGACATCTTTAATGATGGTTGCCAGAAGGGTACCCGTAAGATCTCCTGTGACCTTCGCGGGGTCTGCATAATACAGCTTCTTGATTCCTACTGCTATTACTTTTGCCATTGTTTTAGTTGTTTTTAATGTTTAATACTCTGAATAGTACTCTGATGTAGATATAGTGGCATCCGAGGTTTACATCTTCTTCGCGGCCGATATTCTCATACCTGTACCTGTATGCGGATCCGTCGTAAGTACCGTATGTCCATTCTTTGAACCTCGCCTTGGCTGCCCGTTCGAGTTCGTCCAGCCGTTTTAGGTTCGCTTCTCCCTTGATGTCGGGGACGCACAGGTTTACAGCAACAAAGCAATTTTCCCAATACGTGTCCGGCGTCTGCTCGGGTGGTGTGATGACGACGATACGCTCTCTATCGACTTTCCCCTCGGGGATCGCCCATGAAGTGTGCATGTCTTTTATCCCAACCCCCTTACACGCCGAGAACAGTATGTTACGCGCGTCTCCCGTTGTAATCATATCCAAAGGTCTGAAGCGTTGAAATAGTTGTTTACCTTGGCTATTGCCACAGAGCCTTCGCCCCGTACTGTGCCGGTCGCCTTGTCAATGCATTTCACGTAACCTCCTTTGGGTACTCCTCTCCCTTCGTAGACGATGTGGTATTTCGATTGGCGCACCTCCCCGTTCTCTGATACAAGGCGGACGGTTGTGTCGTCGTCGCAACGACAATCACCTATTTCCTGCCATGCATCATTTTCGGACATAGCTATCGGACGTCCCAGTTCGTCGTATTGTTTGGGAGGATCGATCCTCAAATAGAGTATGTGGGGCGCGAAATACATATTACCACAAGTTCGAAGCATCCTTTATCGAGGACAGGCCAATAGAGCTGCTCAATTCTTCGCCGGGCGTGATGCCATATTGCCGAAGCATCAGTTGTGCCCGTTGCTTCATGGCGCTTTCAGACCAGGACACCGAATGCCCGTTTTCGCTTACCGACAGAGGGTGCATTATCAGGCTGTCGATGAATTCGGATACGCGCTTGGCGATTAGTTGTTGCTGATGGTCGCTACCCGCCAGGGAGTTGGGATCGTAACCCCATTCCCTGGCGAAGCGGCGAACGCCATAGTCGGAGATGGTTCCGACCATGCTGAACTCCTGATGTATGCATTCTGCGACCGTCATGCACTCCTACGATTCTACACTCAGCGAGTAAATACCGTTGATTTCGGTAATGACGGGCAAAGAGATGGATTGCGCCTTCGTGAACTCCACGCCGTTCGAGTTATCCGTCTCGCCTTTGCCCCACTGCGAGATGCGGATGCGTCCGTAGTTGGAGTAGGCAACTCCCGGCTCGGGGCGAAGCTCGTTGTCTGCGTAGGCGTTTTTGATAACGCCGAGACGACCCTCCGGCACGAATACGAGGCTCTTGTCATTCCACGGTTTGTATTCGCGGATCTTGCCATTGTCCTGAATGCGCGTCATCCGTCGGATCACCTCGAATACGGGCAATCCGTTCGACCGCATGAACTCGTTTAGGTTGGCCAGCAGAAGTGGTGACGATGATTTGTCCGTGCCGAAGATGACCTGCTTCATCTTCTTGCTGCGCAGGATGTACGAAAGCCGCTTTTGATCCAGAAGGATGCGGTCGAAGGTCACCTTCTCCTGAGCCGCATCGACAATGCCTTGGATATCCTCGAATACATCGACCGTGTTGATGTTGCCCTCCGTCCACTGTGTATCTGCTGTGGCGATGTTTTCTTGCGGCATGCCATAGTCGATATCGCCTCGCACACCTCCTTCGGGGTTGTTTTCCTGAGTGAATGAAAATACCCCTTTGTTCGAGAGGGCACCCAAGAAGATGATGTCTATTTTGGCCTGTACGGATTCCACGACCCGTTCAACGCCGCCCCACATGAGGTTTACGAGCTGCTGTTTCTTTGCCTGATCTGAGATCATGCGTGAATCCAGCAGCTGAAGTACCTTCCGATAGTCTTCAATGGGCATCGGTAGGGTCATTTGGTGAATGAGGACTTTCTTGGCTATTGTAGCCAGGCCTTCAGTTCCCATAATGGGTTCCTTGCCTTTCGAATCCAAGGTGGCAGCTGCTACGCCCAGATTATACGATCCGATGATCTCTTCGAAATTGAACCCTACCGTGGGAGTATCCCACTCCAAAAAACGCTCGTAGACATTTTGGTCGAACAAGCGCTTGCGCAGTTCAGATGCTGCGTCGATGCGAGCTTGCACCTGCTTGGTCAGCTCGCTGAAAATAGAAGAATAATATACTTCGCTCATTGTTTACCTGTCTTTTACTGTCTGATGTACTTGATTTCAGGGTTGTTTTTCATACTGTAGCCTTGCAGCCAAGTCTCGGGGATGGGGTATGCTACATCCTTGAGGATTCGCGCCCCATAAGCTGCCGAGACAGTCGGAAATCCATTGGCCTTGGTGTATTCCTTTGTCGTTTCGATGACGGCGTCCGGAATTTCATCCCCTCCGAGCAGATCAGCGCCTGCTACTGCTTCTGTCATTGCTGCGCTTAGTGTGATCTCGTCGTATGATTCGTTGGCGGTGCTTATGCTCTTGATGGTTCCGGAGGAAGCGCCTACTTTGACGGTATCGTTGATCTGGAACATAGAGCCCTTGATGACATGCGGTTTGGTTGTGGTACCGCCCTCTACGATTCGTGCCGATTTGCAGATGGTGCACTCCATGCTCTCGAAATCGAGTTTGATAGGCGTCCCCTCTTTGAGTATCGTGCCTTCCGGATAGGTGCCCTTCACGGCGAAATCACCCGGCAGCACTTCGCGCTCTCCGCGCCAGAATACCGGGAACCCGCCCTTAACTTGTGTCTTTTCGAATTTAATAGCCATGTTTGTTGTTGTTTTTATTTTGCATCCGGCAGATTTTCAGCCCACATTTTGGCCTCCTCTTTGCTTTGAGCCTCAGATGTGGAGAAGGGGAATGCCGTTTCCTGCCCCTCAAGCCCTGCGGCAACGAATCGCGTCTGGAGTGCTGCGAACTTCTCTTTGAGCTTCGCTTCGTCCGGATTTTCCTCGCTCATTGCAGATGCGAGGTTTAGGATATCATCCAATGCCGATTCGTTGATATTTGCCGCCTTGGCCGCTGTGCGCAGCAATGAATCCCGTTCGGCCTTTACACGCGCTGCTTCCAAGGCATCGTACTTTGCTTTTACAGCATTTTCACGCTCTTCCTGCTGGCGTTTGTAGGCTTTGAACCATTCGGGCTCTTCGCTACTGGGAGTAGTATTCGCCTGCCGCTCCCCTGTGGCAGGTTGCTCGATAGGCTTCCCGTCTTTGAGGTTATGCCGCTTCTCGTAGTTCTTGACTGCGGTCTGCTGCGCATCCCCTGCACGGTAGTCGCCGTAGCTGGTTAACACGTCCTGAAAGCCAATCCCCTCTGCTATGGTAGGTAATTGCGCTTCGTCCGTTACATTCTCTGACTTCTTCGTTGCGATTCGGTCGAGGATCGCATTGTCCACCCCCGCAAATTTGGTTTGGAGCAGTGCTAAAAGTTTTTCTTTCATATTATTTTAATTAATCTCTGTTGCAAAGATTTCGACGGGCATTTTAATAACAATGGGCAGGACGGAAATTTATACTTTTTTTGTACGGTAATTCAAAGCCTCTTTTATGCATTCAGATATCCAGCCGACCAAATAACAGAATGGCTCTTGGTTACTGCAATCAATGCGTCCACCGATATAATCGAATATCTCCATAGCCGCATGTGTAGATTCGTGGCAAACGTACTGGATATTTTGAGCGTTCGCCTTTGTGGCGAACCTGATAAGAACTCCACCCCTTTTATTTGTGATGTCGTATGTACTCTGCGTATCCGCCGCAGATGTGTCGTCCATATCTGTTATATTTTCAAACCTATCGCTTATTGCAGATGCGCTTTTTTCACCTATCACCACCCAAATTAACCGAGGATAAATTTGCGGATCAAATTGATGTATAATAGCCTTCATTGTCCTAAAAGTTTTATTCAGCCGAGGTGTTGATGCTTGAATTCTCGTCTTTTTTGGTCGAAAGGTTTGTTTTTGCATCCTGGTAAATGCTTGTGGCAGAGGCTTCTTTCATTTGCCTAATTCTTTCGATTTCCTCTTGGTAATTATCTGCAACACCCATTAATTTTACAGATTCCTCAAGTGAAAGCACTCCATCTGCATAGGCTTTCCCTATGGATTGCCACCTTGCAGTAATGTCTTCGTTGAAGGGCTCCGAAAATTCATGCTCGATCTTGAGGGTGGCGAGTTTGTCTCTCATATGGATATGAGTTACATTCATCATAATCGCCAAAATTAGGTTCTTTTCCCGGTCGACGAGTTCGTCATATATCTCTTTTCGATTATCACGCTTGATATATCCGAGAACCATTGCGCGCTTAATGGCTTCACCGGACAAAGTCCCCAATCCGACCATTTTCTCTGGAGTGAACTCCGGAGTGAAAGTATCGAAAAGTATAGATTCTTTTAAATCCGACTTTTCCTGTTGCCTCGTTTCAGACGACATAGGTGGATTAAGGTATTCAAACCGATCATCTTTGCTTGACAGCTTGATCCCCTTTCCGGGGGAATCAGCTTTGGGAAGACTTTTGATAACCTCTGCGGTGGCAATGAACATTGGATCCGCAAAGTAATTGTTGGTGTCTGCGGTTTTTGAGTCAATACTTTCTTCCCGATCAATTCGGGGCTGCAATCCATCCCATGCCGTATTTTGCTTGTAATAAATGATGTTAATTTTACCAGTTGGATTAAGCACTGGGGTCACATCCCAACCTATTTTGGCTTTTCTGCCCCGGAATATAAAAGTGGGTGTATGAATGTCGAAATGCTCTACTGTTCCGGCGCCCTCCTTCAAATAATACCCACATCCAAATGCGAGGAGGTTACCATATTGGTCGAACATGGGGCGCAAGGTATATCCGTTAGACTTCGACAGCACAACTATTTTCACCCAAGGAAGCCCCGTTGCCTCGTCCCTGTAAATGTGATACAGCTTTGCACTTTGGGTTTCGGCTCCGGCCAGCCGTTTAGCCTGTCGCATCTTACTGTCGAATCGTATTTCTCGAAGGAATTGTTTGTAAGCCGAAAATGCATCGGCATCACCGGATTCGTCGGATACCTTCCATTTTATCGGATTTCCAAGCAGGAAGAACAATTCCACCTCATTTATATAGCGTTGACGAGTGCGGGGCAATTTCTCCGTGCGGTAATCTTCCTGTCCCTTCCTCGTTTTGTCTCGACGCCCCATTACGGCGTGGGATTTTGGATTGTATTCGCACAGGGCCTTGGACACTTCGACATCATGATCTTCCATCAAAGACATAGCCCGGCTGATGTCTTTTGCCTTGATAAGCTCCATTAAATCCCGCTCAACACCTAATGCATTGAGCGTTTTATTTTGGAAAAATGTAAAAAGGCGATCTAAAAAGTTCATTGTTTACCAAATATTAATATCACTTAAATCATCGTCTTGTATCGGTGTGCTGCGCTTTTCAAAGCATCCGGTCAGCGCATCGGGGGCATCGTCATGCGCATTGCCCCCTTCTTTCATGTATCCCATAATGGCCTGATAGAATTCCGGCCACCTTTTGTCCCAATTTGTCGGGAAAAATGTCATGTTGTTGACGTCTGCCGACTTGGTAAATATGCGCACCTGCTTATTATCGGTCTGGCAAAAGCAACTAACCGTTGTGTGGGTAATGTTCATCTGGCGAAGGATGCGTTCTACATTGCGCGCAAAGCCCCGCCCTCCGTTATTGCTTTCAATATTAGCCCATTCCGTCCTGTTCCTTGCAAGCATTTCGGCCGTCTTGGGTTCGGTATACTCCATGGGCTTTTTTGTGTAGAGCACATCGGTCACATAATTTCCCTCGGGTAATTCGTCGTAACATATCGAACATAGATAGTCGCTTCCCGTATCTGCTGTATCGGTGTAATTCTTATGCGTGCAATCTTTGGAGTAGGGGATAACGTCGTATGTTCGGAATTCACGATACATTAATCCCTCAAGAGGCTTGGGATTCTGCATGTACTGGGTCTCAAATATGAAGGGATCCGCTTCTTGGTATCGCTTTAATTTATCAAGCGCGAACCGATCCTCCCAAAGTGCACGTTCGGTAGGTAGCCCTGCATCTAAGATTGCGGGGAATTTGACAACATCCCATTCTCCACCTTCCTCTATCGTGCCTTCAAGCTGCAATAAGTATCCGCAAAAATCATCTGGAGCGAGCCTTTGAGCTGTTACAATGACCGGGGTGTGAACGTCATTAAGACGGTTCTTGAATGTAGAAGTCCACAGTTCGCCAATGCGCTCTTTGGTAGTACTGGAGTAGCTATCCTGAGCCTTCATTGGGTCGTCAATACTCATTGCACCGCTGAATTCTTGTGCTCCCAGTTTACCGCATCCAAACCCTGTTATTTGGCCCATAAAGGGAGCCGCATACATTACACCCCCGCTTGAGGTGGATATACTCCCTTTGGCATTGTTGGACAGTTCGACATTTGGGAAGAATGCGCGGTAATTGGGATCCTCCATGATCCTTCGTATGTTCGTAACATTCCGGGTAGTAAGTTGATCGCTACTCGAAAGATGCATGAACTCGGAACGCGGATTGATGGCAAATCCTATCGCAGAGAAAGACACGACGGCTAATTCTGTTTTAGAATGTCGCGGAGGAATGTTAAACATGAGCCTATTAGTCGGGTGTTCTCCACGGAGTACTTGGTCGAGTTTATGGCATATTATTCGATGATGGGGCGCAATCCGAAAAGGTTGTTTGTTCACAGCCTCGAACATTACGGACGTAAATGCCAAACACCCTTCCTTCAACAAGAAGTCACCTACACTGGAATAATCAGTCATCGCTCCTGCTCATTTGTATTAATTGAAAGAAACGATCTGTATTGAATGTCGGCTGCGGAAGGTCATTACCTTTAGTGTCAGTGTTGGCAGTTTTCTCCGGGGCATTGTATCCGAGCATGCGGTTGATGGTTTCTATCGCCTTGCTTTTGTCCATCAATTCCACGACGGGGCTACCTGAACGGTCAATCTTTATGGACTGGATTAAACGCCGTTTTTCAGGCGGAAGAGATTTTAGGTCTTGGAAAGAAATTGAGGGAACCTGCCGTACGCCATATTCGGTTTTCATATCAACCATGTCGGCATCGACAAAGTCGAGTACGTCGGCATTAATGATGGATACATTAAGCCGGATTAGCTCCTCTTTGGTGATAAGTTCTTTTTCGGCTAATTGGGCTTGAAGTTGTTTTACCCTCCCCGTAACCACCCCGTTTTGAAGCAGCTCGCCCGATCTTTTCCATACCGTTTCATCGCTCATTTTCGAACACTCATACGCAAAGCGATACGCCTCGGATGCGTTGCCGCACTCGAGGTACTTGTTGCAGAACTTCTCCTGCTTTATCGTCAGCTTCCCTTCTGCCATGAAAAACAATCTCTCAAGGCAAAGATGGGAGCAGGCATTTTAATAACAATGGATTCCGCCCCTAATTTTTGAGGCTTTTATCTTTGGACGGATTGTTCTAAAGGTTTGTGTTTTCTCTATAAGGGAACCTTACTTTGGTGGTGTTTATTGTTCTAAAGGTACAAAAAAGCCCCGACTGTGTAGCTGGGGCTGATAGTAAGCATACCAGATTAACAGGTCGATGGCATTAAGCGCCCTTATTGTTTTCGGGATACGATAATTTTTCCGCTTACGACAGATGTATCCTGTTTTTTTTGTGACATAGTGGTTTTGGCGTCCGCAGATTTTGCATTACGTTTAGTATTGCCATATAAAGGCATACTTTTCAGCCCGTCTATGTGTTCGTACAGCCCATTGTCTATATGCTGAGCATACATTGCATCAAGAACGAAATCGATACCTTCTCGGCGTGCTAATTTTGCAGCGGGGACAAAATCAGAATCGCCGGAGATAAGCACAATCTTGTCTACAAACTTTTTGAGGGCAATAGACGCAATGTCAACCCCAATTTTCATATCAATGCCTTTTTGCCTTATCTCAAAGCACACATCATCCTCTACGAAATTGGAAGTATTTTTTGTACCTGCTATTATGTCGTTAACTACACGAGGGCGAAACTGCCACGAGTTTGTTTTAAGAGTGCCTAATCGTAGAGCAACCTTTCGTTTCTTTTTCAGGGCCTCAATAAGTTCTCTTTTAAATTTAGCTTGCGGGGAGCCTCCGAAGTTAATACATTTATGAGATATAGGATTATGAACCCTCTTGTCCAACGGAATACAGTCGTAATAAAATATCCGATACAAGTAATTTTCATTACCTACATGAGAATGCGCCAACCTGTAAATATCATCCGCGACCGTTTGAGGCAATTTACGACCGGATTTATTGTACATCGCGTTGTATCGTTTAATGAAAAATCCTCCGTCAATAAGTACAGCTACTTTTACGGGCGTTGATACACAGGGAACATCTGTGCGCTTTTTGGGCGAGTTATTAGTTGGCATATATTTAATAAAAAAGGCTTCTGGGTCGGCATATTCATTATCAAAGAGGGAATATACGGAAGCCAGAAGCGTAATTGTGTATGCAAATTTACACATTCACTTTTAAACGTGCAAATTTTTCACCAACTTTTTAGTTGCACAATGAAAACGCAGTCGATGATGCGATTATTGTCCCAGCGTATAAAAAAGCCCTGGCGAAAGTCGGGGCGGGCGAGTGGATAGCATTTAGATGTTTTTTGGGGAACTCGAGTTAAATATCATCAAGCGCTTTCTCTTCTTTTTCCGTTGTATGTATAATGGTATTTTTATTGTCATCGTATAGTATAAGGATTTTAGCAAATCTTGTCATTTGAATCATTATAGATCCCGACTCTGTCTCAAAATAAGTTGCATAATGACATTTGTCATTTTTCAGCCCCGTCATTTCGTATCCATCGCCTTCATCATATGGTTCCGAGAAAAAGTGATAATCCTTTTCCGGATTGCCATATTTTTTAATATATATCCGTTTTAAATTGTTAAAATCATATCGGATATCGTGCCAACTGAAATATTCCGGTGTCGATACCGCAATCCTCCATACTGTTTTTGATTTAGGAGTTACCAACAGAGCTATTTCACATTTTTTACCCGTAAATTCTCCTTCCATCGTAACGATATCGTCATCAGAATCTTTATATTGAAACCCCTTTTGCTCTAAAGCGGCTCGGACACCGTCTACGCTTCCGTCAATAGGAATTCCCTGAAATTGGAAATGATCTTCTTGGGCGTTAATTGTCTCAAATGAAATTAAGACAACAATAAGAGTGAGTAAAAGTTTCTTCATAACTATTTAAATTTAATTTTCGTTGACACTCCTCCTTATCTCCGATTTTTTTCTGGCATGAGCGTTATATACTTTAATTGTGAAGGTGAATGTCCGTATCTGTTATTCTCTGTCCAAAAATCCCCCCCCCTCGTCTTTTTGTGCTATAATGGTCTGATGCACAAAATATTAATATATCTGAAAAGAACATTTTTTAGCCCATCGCAAAATTGCCCATTTTGAAAGGAGGGTGTTCGCCTCCTTTCGGGTGCAATCTGCACGATGACGCGTCACAGGCTTTCCGTTAATTCATCTTGCTTTTTTTCGACTGCACCCACTCTTCGAGAGAGGACTTCATCGGCCGCCGTTTGCTGCCCTGCGGTAAGACGACGAATCAATTCGTCTTTTTCCACGAGTTGCTGTTTCAGCGTGCTGATGTAGTCCAATGCCATTGCAAGTGGATCCATCTCCTGCGTGTTTGTTGAGTTAGTAATAGAGTTATCTTTTTGGGTTTCCCCAGTTTCGTTTGCGTTGGTAATATAATTTACTATTTTTTCAGCGTAAACCTCGTTGGGTACCGTTTCTCCTGATCTGTATTTAGCAATGGTAGGTTTGCTTATGCCAGTAGCCTTAGCTATGGCATAATTGCTAATGCTTTCATTTTTAAGTAATTGCAGGGCAGTGTTTATTATGTCGGTACCCATTATAATTTTTGTCTATATTAATTTACCAATTTATAGGTAAATAGTTTACTAAAATTACTTGCGTAGTAAATATATTTACCATATATTTGCAATGTAGAACTAAACTACACCGCAAAGGTAGAGTGTTCTACACCAATAAACAATGTAAAGATATACAAAAGTTTTTGAAATAACCAAGCGTAGCGCCATGAAAACTTACGACAAAAGCAAGATTATGAAGAATGCGTGGTACCTGAAACGGATGCAATCGTCGATGACCTTTTCGGCCTGCCTGAAAAAAGCATGGCGCAATGAGAAGTTGGCGATCATGACGGCGAAGATCGAGAACCGCCCGACGGAGCAGCCGAAGGCCACGGAGTACCGCCCCGAACTGCTGAAAGTGCCGACAGGTTTCTATGGTGTCCGAGGAATGTACTATGGTGACTAAAGCACGATGCAATATGAACGAAGTAATTCAATCGACTGACCGCTTGACGGCACTACTCGAGGAGCAAGCCGCCTGCATCGAACGAATAATGGCGATACTGGATAAATAAACAAAGCTATGAATTATCAAAAAGTAATAGCTCGGACAATAGTAGCAGTTGTAGCTTTCATTTCTACGGGTATCGCATTAGTAACGCTTATCCTTGCTTTACGTGCTATCGAGCCCCTCGGCTTTTATGCTAAATGTGTATGCGGTTTTTGTTGTATTGGAGGCCTATTGCTGATGGTTGCAGGCATTATATCAATCATGATCATGTTGACCGATGAAAATTAACCCGGCAAGAATAAACAAATCTATGAATACTCAAAAGAACGACATCGAACGCTGTGCCTTTGTAAAAGGCTACAATATCATCCGTGCTCGAAGAAAGGGCCGCGATCTTGCCAGCATTGCAATGGACGAAATCAGTCAGGCATTGAAAGATGGCGGGCTGTCGAACAAGGCATTTCACAACCGCAAATACGGCTATGTGAACCACACCCCCACGGAGCGGGAGAAGATAGAGCAGATTTTCATGAAGTGGGGTGTAGATAGCCCCTGGGGTTTGGCATAGGACAATGAAAACCGACACCATACTTAGTAAGCGCGAGCGTGAGGTGATAAACCTTGTAGTATTGGGCTACTCAGCTCGGGAGATCGCAGAGCGGCTTAACGTCATCTACCAGTGTGTGGCGAATCATCTGCAAAGCATCTACGACAAGACGGGCTGCAAGCGAACATTGCATGCACTTGTCACCTGGTATTTCACGCAGAACTTCGGCATCACGCTTAACATATCGGAAATGACCCGGCGGGTCGGAGCGGCGATTCTTCTCTGCCTGTTCTCGGTTGAATTATTGGGTTCCAGCTTTGAGTGTCGCATGATGCGCCGAGCAAGGCGTAGAGCTGACGATATAGAGCTACTTACGGTAATTGAGGATTAACCACGGACTTTAAACACAAAACATACCCACCATGAAAACAATTTATCTCTGGGTTTCAGACAAAGGCTGGACACCCTTTCAGTACAATGAACTTTCTGAATTATCCTCCGAATTTGAGGCGCGCAATATCAAACTGGGCTACGGGTGCAAACTGGGCTACGAGTGCAAACTGGGCAACGGGTGCAAACTGGGCAACAGGTGCGAACTGAGCAACGGGTGCAAACTGGGCAACTGGTGCGAACTGGGCGACGAGTGCGAACTGGGCAACAGGTGCAAACTGGGCGACGAGTGCGAACTGGGCAACGGGTGCAAACTGGGCAACAGGTGCAAACTGGGCAACTGGTGCAAACTGGGCAACAGGTGCAAACTGGGCGACGAGTGCGAACTGGGCAACTGGTGCGAACTGGGCAACAGGTGCGATGTTCCGAAATCGCTATTTATAAGCGCATCTCGTCATACAGTATCCTATTGGGGTGAGGATGTTATTCAAATAGGATGCAAACGCTACACCATTTCCGAATGGCAGAAGCATTTCCGAAAAATTGGCGAGGCCAAAGGCTATAGTCCCGAGCAGATGGAGGAATACAAAGGGTATATAGACCTGATCGCTACCATGCACAAGACGAGAAAGGTTGAGAAGGTAAAGGACAAATAACACCACGAGGTGCGTAGTTTAATGGGAAAACGATTAAGGAGAGACGAGAGAACGGCAACCTCTTATGGTTTGTATCGGCTTGTGAAACGCGAAACAATAAATGCAGGTTCGAATCCTGCCGCACCTCCAAGATAGCCACCGCATAGGTGAGGGGTTTGATTGCTGGCACTAACCCCGCCGCAAGGCAAAAGCGATCCGTTAGGCCGATAATAGCGTCATCGGCGGGCCGTGGGCAAGGCTCAAAGTGATAGCCCCGCAAAAGCAAATAGCCGAATGCGCGAAAGACTGGCATAGGCTTCGAGCTGCGATGATATGAGCGGCGAGAACCACCGGGATAAATCAAGCATAATTATGCCTGGTGTGGCTTGACTGCCTATCCAGGCTCTATGGCAGACCTTGCGCACCGTTCTTTCAGCAGTGGGTTATTTCATTTTAGGCGTGAGGTCTGCATCTTGCCCGCGTGCGTTTTTCGGTGGCGCAGTTTTGAAATGGAGTTTAAAGTTACAGTGCGCGCGGGCTTATTTGCAACACCTTAAAACAATTATACTATGGAGAAGAACACTTTGAGGAAGAGGAGATTTCTATGCTTCGACCTGACGCCCAGGTGGAAAATGTGGAAACGGATCGAAGACCTGGAGGTGCGGCTTGCTACATGCCTTTGCGAGCGCAATGAAGCGGATGGACGCCTTATCGAGCGGGAACACGAGGTATTGGCGCTCACTCAAGCACGTGATACCCTGTACAAGCGCATCGACGAACTGGAAGGCAGGCTCAGGAAATTCGACCGTCCCCGTGGGAAAAACGGCAAATACATCAAAGGCCATGAAACACGATCCGCAAAATAAAATTCTGGCCTATCTCAAGGCCGGCGGCAGGCTGACTGTTCGCAAGGCTGAGAGGCTGTACCACACAACGGAGCTGCGCCGGATCATCAGTCGGCTCCGGAAAATGGGATATTCCATTTGCTCGAACAAACAGAAGGCCGTTACGGAAGACGGGCGGCCGACACAGTTTAACGAGTACTATATGCCACAGGTCGCGGATTCCTGCCAATAATCCGCAAATCGCATTTTAAGTTTGGTATTTGCCATTGGCCTGCTGTGAAGCACGCGGATGGTGCGCCGCCGAGATCGAAGCCCTGCGCGGTGGCGTGGGCGAGTGGAGATTCAGGCGGCTTTTATTGAGCTATGGTGTAATGGTTAACACACCGCCCTTTGGAGGCGGTACTCCCGGTTCGAATCCGGGTAGCTCAACGGGGTTCTAACCCTAATGTTGTGAGTTTGATCGGGCGCTTGAGCGTCTGTCACAACGGAAGCTGACAGAGGGTATATCCCTCGACAATCCGAGGCTGCGTGAATAACAGTAGCAAGGCCGAGGCGGGCTAAGCCCACGAAACGGGAGGTAAAGAACGCAAATCGGCGGCGCGAAGCACAGTAACGCCGCCACCGCGGGGGCAGTAAGAAGCCCCCGCTTCTTTTGGATACAATCAAACGACCATGAATAAATATCTTCAAGAGCTCAAAGACAAAGGACTGGTTCCTTTACGGCTCGACAACAACACGGTGCTTTGGGTTACACCCGACAAGGCCAATGAGAAGTATAAAACACGCTACCTCAAGAATGCCGAGAGGTCGCGGAGGATGGCGCTTAATTTAAGGTAAATATGAGTTATGGATTGCCGTACAAGGGCAGTAAAAACAGCATTGCGAAATGGGTTGTCTCTCACCTTCCCGGGTCGCATACATTTGTAGACTTATTTGCCGGAGGTTGTGCGATAACTCACGCCGCTATGCTGTCGGGGAAATTCGAGCAATTCATAGTAAACGATATTACGGAATATCCCCAAGTCTTCCGTGATGCCATCGCTGGGAAATACCGGAATGAACGTCGATGGATCAGTCGGGAGAATTTCTTCCGTCTCAAAGACATCGACCCCTACGTGCGGCTTTGTTGGAGCTTTGGGAATGATATGAAATCCTATTTGTATGCTCCGGAAACAGAGCGATTCAAAAAGCACCTTCATGCGATATTTTTTGCAAAAACACCCGGCGAAGCGCGTTTGATGTGGCGAGGGTTTGTCCGGGAATTCGCAAAAATTCGGAAAGAAATAGAGGACTTGACACAAAAGGTGCTGAAACTGTGTGAGGAATGCGGCGTGACGCCGAAATATAATGCCGACGGCACATTGAATATAGAGGTGATGCATGCAGATATTCGGGTCAAGTCAGCGGATTTGCGGGGGTATTTACAGAATGCTCTGAAATTATCCGGTCTTACGCAAAAAGATGTCTATCGACACCTCGGAAATTATATGGGTACGCATTATTTTAGCGAATCTCAATGGGCGTTGCCAACCTCAGAGCAATACGAGAAGTTGCAAGAAATTTTACCAGCGTTAACTATTCCGTGGGCGGCCTTAAACGAAGGACTGCAAAGCATGGAAAGACTGCAAAGTCTGGAAAGACTGGAAAGACTGCAAAGTCTGGAAAGTCTGCAAAGTCTGGAAAGACTGGAAAGACTGAAAAGTCTGGAAAGACTGAAAAGTCTGCAAAGTCTGGAAAGACTGAAACTGTCCCGAAAGGATTACAGCGATGTTGCTATACCGCCGGGCGCGACGGTATACTGCGACCCGCCGTATGCTAACACGTCGGGGTATATCGACGATTTCGACCATGAACGATTTTATAGATGGCTGCGCAGCATGGAATTCCCGGTGTTCGTTTCGGAATATTCCATGCCGGACGACTTTATATGCTTTGCGAGTATTGACAAAGCATGCACCTATTCATCATCAAAAACGATAAAACGCGTAGAAAAGATGTTCGTACACGAGCGGTGGGCGGATGCTGTGAGGCGTCCGGATGATAATGTTCAGGGGCGGCTGTTCTAATCCTCCCTGCGTCGCAATAGTATTACCGCCATAGTAGTATTGTCGGCTGGCGTCCTATCTACGAATAACCCCTAAAAGTAAGAAATTATGGATGACATTACCCGCGTCTGCCGCAAATGCGGGCAGGAAAAGCCGTTGGAAGAGTTTGCGAAGAATAAGGAATGCGTATTAGGTCATAGCCATATTTGCAAACAATGCAAGGCGGAGCAGTCCCGTAAGTGGCACGCAGCCAATTTCGAAAAGGCGCGGGAAAATAACCGTAAGTGGCACGCAGCCAATTTCGAAAAGGCGCGGGAAAAGCACCGTAAGTGGCGCGCCGCTAATCTCGAAAAGTACCGGGCGAATGCCAGCAAGTATTACGCAGCTAATCTCGAAATGTACCGGGCGTATGACCGAAAGAAACGCGAGAATCTGACTGACGGGTATTTAATGGATAAACTAAAGCGCTGCAACCTCCCCGTAACCCCCGAAACAATCGACTACAAACGTATTCAACTAAAGTTATACCGAGAAATCAAAAAACAACAAAACGATGAAAGAGATTAAGAACATCCGGGAATTGACGGCCGATTTGGGCCGCGTGTATGCAGAGCTTCGGGCACGAGAGATCGAGATCAAAGAGGCATCGGAGATTGCTAACATTGCGGGTAAGATCATCAACGGCGCAAAGGCTGAAATGATGTACCGAATCGCCCGTAAGGAGAAGCCGTCGATACCTTTTTTCGATGCCGATGGCAAATAATTTTGCAGATTCGAAATGATTTTCTATCTTTGCTGTTGCGACAGAACTACTTTACGTAGTCATTAGAAATATACGAACGTCTTTTGGGCGTGTTCCCGTTGCACTTCTACGCTACGTAGTTGTGGTTCTGTCGCAAGAATTAGGGGGCACGCCCTCTTTTTATACCATACATTAACCTAACTTGTGTTCAACAAATGCGACAGAACAACACAAGTGGTACCCGGGTAAATAACACCCAGACCACACCGCGCGCGAAGAAAAGCCGCACCGCATTCTACCGTTGCCATCTGAAGGCCAACAAACCCCTATTTTCATCTGATAGGGTCGATTACACCAACGTTATCCGCGCCACGTGCGAGGAGCATGCTTTAGGCTGTTTCCTTGCTCAGTTCCGCGTGCTCTATCCCGCGTATGCTGTCGTTGTCGGCACCATACTCGTAAGCCGGGTATTCCCCTCCAAGTCCAACCGTTAAAACAGGCCGCTATGGCACATCTTATCACCTTGTTGGCGTTCATAGCGCCGATTGCCGTGGTATTCGGCTGGGTGCTATCCAATCAGCACCGTACAAGTGAGATTGGAAAATTGCTAACCTCAATATTCGAAAGCCATGAATGAGTTTACGGAAATCACGGTTAAATGCGTGTGGACGACGATAAAGGGGCGCATTTGGCGAGCCCAATACCGCCTGCGGAGAAAGGTTGTCCGGATACAATCCAAGGCCATCTACCGAGCATTGAAGAACGAGAACAAGCCCCGTATTTACCGGGTTGAAATACGATAGCCAATGGACACACAATATTACACGACAACCACGTCAACCCCTGTGCTTGCACTGGAAGAGTATCAGGACATCCCCAGTTCTACAAACCAACCCGAAGCCTTGGGCTATTATAAAAGCCGGTTTATCAACGGTAAGCATTTGCGATCACGTGCGGCGGCCGAAACCTGCATGCGCGATTCGAGCCTCGAATCCTTCTGGCGCGAGGTGATCGCAGCCGTAGAGCGCGATTCGCGCGGCGATGTCGACGGGGCGATTTTCACGAGCGATGACTTAGGTGTATGCCTCGGCCCGTGGGATGTGAAGATTTGTCACCACTACCGCTGGGTAGAAAAGACCGGCGGTGACAGTTATCAAGGGTATTGCGAATCTTACGGGAAACTTGTTGAGAGTTACGAAGTCGTGTCGGCTTATGATGCCGAGTATGAAACCGACCTGCCGGCATTGCGGGTGCTGCTCAATGAATTTTACAATACCCATAAAACGAAATTACACAACATCTGACATAAACCTTTTACAACATCGGGAGTACGAACGGGTACTCGGTGCGCAAGCCGCCCGTGAGGGCCGCCCAGGCCGTCCGCCCCACGATACGGGGCAATCGGGGAGGTGGTGAAACGGTAGACATACACACTATTGCCGACGTTCTTTCTTATCCACAAAAAAAACCGCCGAGGGCGACAGGTGACGCAGATAGGCTGCGTGTGCGGGTTCGATTCCCGCCCTCCCCACACCGATTGTTTAACCAATAAAATTATGATTATGGAAAATGTGAATGCTGTTACGACGGTTGATTTTCGCAACCTCCCCGATCTTTCGAAAGCGGAAGCCGAACCGGTTGAAATGTCTGGTGAATACTGGACGCCCGAGAAAGAGGGCGAGACGCGGCGCCTGTTCTTCGTAGGCCTGAATATGGAGAACGTTGTCGAAATGGAATCGGGCGAATCCCGCGAACTGCTGGTCGCTCAATTCGCGGAGAATATCAACGGCCAACTTCGCGCGGTTCGCAACGGATCGCGTCGCCTGGTGGGAATCTTCGAATCGTTCCAGGCTTCGATCAAGCCGGGCGATGCTTTCGAGATCACTTACCTCGGTAAAAAGAAAAACGTCTCGAACAGCTACAAGTCGGACAACTGGAGCGTAAAAAGGCTTATCATCAAGAAATAGCTATGGACTACGGATTTGACATATCCGACCTGACCGGTGCGACTGTTGCGGAGGAGCTTTCCCCGCTCCAGTTCGACCGGGAGGATTACACGCCCTTCGAGGAGTTCCTGCACCGTATCGCCATGCTGCCCGAGAAGCCGAAGAAGGTACATAACTATGCGCTCGGCGTGAACGGCAGGGTGGTGAACGACAGAATGGAAAAGTACCTCGCACACCCGGGGGAAAGTTCGTCGCTTCTCAAAGAGGCTTTGAAATCCCCGCGCCACTACCTGATTGCCCGGAATGAGGAAGTCAAACCCCGCAACACCGACCATTTCGAGTTGGGAACATTCTGCCATCAGGCAATCCTGGAGCCGTCGAAGTTCGAGAAGGTCGTCGTGGCGCCCAAGGTGAACCGAGGAACCATCGAGGGGAACTGTGCGCTTATCAACTTTTACTGCGATCTGCTCTGCATTCCGCAGTACACGATTCTTTCCACGCTAAAACTCCAGGCCCTGAAAGACATTGTGGCGGATTTGGAAGGTCAGGCCGAAAAGAAGGGTTATACGATGATCGGCGAGGAGCACTACAACATCATTCGTGTGATAAAGACTTCCTATAAGACCTACGGAGGGGGTATTCTGCCGCATATCATGCCCTATGTTAAAACCGAGACGTCGATGTACGGTACCGACCCGTCCACGGGCTTGAAGGTGAAAATACGTCCCGACGGCCTGCTTCTGGATGAGAACTTCGGCCTGAATGCGATCCTGTCGGTAAAGACGACCTGTGCTACCTCCGTCGAAGCGTTCATGCGCGACTGCGCGAAGTTCCGCTACGAGCTGGCCGAAGGAATGTACCTAAAGGTCGCCAGCGAGGTCGCAGGCCGCAAATTTACAGCAACGCTGATGATTATGGCGCAGACGACGATCCCGTTTCAGGTCGCGGTGTTCTACTGGGATGCCGAAGATTTGCAGGTCGGAAAGTACAAGTACGCACAGGCGATGGATATTGTCAAACAGTGCCGGGACGCGAATTGCTGGCCGGGCTTCGATGCCAAAGCCGAAGGGGGTGCTCACGGGATTATCCAGTGCAAGTTGCCCGATTATATCAAATCGGAGTTGTTGCCGCAATATTTGCCGGAAGCATGAGCCGGGCAAGGGAAATACTCGACCGGGTGTTCAGCATCTACATCCGACGACGTGATTGTCGGGACGGAACAGGCCGGTGCATCAGTTGCGGTCGGCCGATCACCTTCACGACATGCGACGCCGGGCACTACATCCCGCGGACACATACAGCTACGCGATGGAACGAACTTAACTGTCATTCGCAATGCATAATTTGCAATAGGTTGAAACATGGTAATTTAGCTGCATATAGAGCTGCTTTGGTTCAAAAGTATGGATTGCCTGCCGTTGAAGAACTTGAACGCAGTAAGCACAGCGTATTCAAAATGTCGAGGTCGGAGATGTCCGATAAGATCAATTATTACAAACGATTAATTCGCAATGTGTAACACTTCAAATAACAGTTGGATTAAGATGTACCGCAGCTTCCTCGATTGGGAGTGGTATCCGGATACGAACTGCGTACGGCTGGCATTGCATTTCATTTTGAAGGCCAATTACCGGGCCAAGAAGTGGAAGGGTTTAATCATCGACCGCGGACAATTGGTAACCAGCAGAGGACAGCTATCCGAAGAGACAGGACTTTCGGAGATGCAAATACGCACCGCAATAGACAAGCTGGATAATTGCGGGTTTATAACCAAGTCGGGAACGCGCAAATATACCATCATAACTGTCTGTAATTATGATTTATACCAACAAGCACAGGATGGTTTTGATAATGGTTGTCAACCAACAGATAACCAACAAATAACCAGCAAACAACCAACAGATAACCAACAAATAACCACAACTAAAGAATATAAGAAAGAAAGAATAGAAGAATATACACACACACTGGTAGATACTAAAAAGGGGGTTGTAGGGGGAAAAGAGGCGGAGGCCGTGGAACTCATAGAATGGATCGCCACGAACGCGCCATGTATTGCTTCGATGCCTGAGCCCATAACTGCAGCACAGGTCGTGTGGCTGTTGCAGGGCTACAACGTGAAAGATATTCGCCGATTGATAGCCACCATGCAAAGCAAGCAGGCATACCTCAAACACACGAATGCCTATACGGCTTTTGTCAGTTACGCAAAACTCGACAAGGCGCTTAAGGATGGCGGGCCGCCAAGTGTGCAATCCGGGGAAAAGTATTACACACGGGATGAAGCAATGGCCTACATTCGATTCCGTCGTTTGGGCGGCTCTCTTAAAGATAATTTCACTCTTGAGCATGTGAATGGGGTGTATTTGTGGCGCTTGAAAGCCCCAGTCCCCTCAGTTAACCTTTAACGAACGATAAAATGAAAGTCATAGTCACCTTTTCGGGAGGCAAGGACAGCTGCATGAGTTATTACGGATTATGCGAATAAAACAATAATGAGTATGAAAGACCAAGTAACGAGCATCGAGCAGTCGAAGCTACCTATCGAAGTTCACAACAAATTGATCCCGTTCAAGGGGTTCAGCTGGGTAACATGGTTAGTGTTTGCGTTCACACGCAAAACGAGAGGATGGCATATGGACGGGGCTACGCGCCGCCACGAAGGAATCCACTGCGCCCAGCAGATCGAACTGACCGTGCTGTTCGCAGCGATCCTCCTGCCCGTCGCCATCAGCTACTCGTTCGCTTGGTGGGGCTGGGTGCTTACGGTGGTCGGCATTCTCTTCGCCGGATGGATTTGCTACGGCATTTCGTGGCTGATCGAAGTGATTATCCCGCCTTATCCGGGCGCGTACTACTACACCTGCTTCGAGACCGAGGCATACAACCACGAGGATGATCCGAACTACTTGAAACGGCGCATACCGTTCTGGGGCTGGATTTCCTGCATACCGAATTGGAAAGTCAAACACAAAAAAAACTAATTTATGAATACAGAAACGATGTTTTCATCTAAGACCGATTTGTGGGCCACACCACAGGATTTCTATGATAAACTCAATAATGAATTTCATTTTACACTTGATCCTTGCGCCACCCCGCATAATGCTAAGTGTGTTAAATTCTACACCAAAGAGCAGGACGGGCTCCGAAAAGATTGGGGCGGGAATACTGTTTTTTGCAATCCGCCATACGGTCGGGATATATACGCATGGGTTCGTAAATGCTTCATGGAGGCACAAAAAATCAACACAATAGTTGTAATGTTGATTCCGGCGCGTACAGATACTCGATATTTTCACGAATTTATTTACCACAAAGCACGGGAAATTAGATTTATAAAGGGGAGGCTAAAATTCGGGGACCAAAAAAATAGTGCTCCGTTCCCGTCAATGGTGGTTGTATTTTAATCCATAAACTGTTTTAAAATTTAAGCACAAAGATAACTAACCATGAAAACACTTTATCTCTGGGTTTCAGACAAAGGCTGGACACCCTTTCAGTACAATGAACTTTC